GACCTGATGTTAGTCAAATGACATTGGATATTATTGAAGCTATTAAAACTAATCAGACTGTGCAGTTTATGTATGGTGGAAAGGATACTATCAGGGAGATACTACCTAAAGAATTCTTCGGAGACTTTGACGGCTTCGGTGGGTGGACAGCACCTGAAGGAGATGGTGGAGAGTGGAGAAAGTTTAGGCTTGACAAGGTAGATGAGTGGATAGGCATACCAGTACAGTACAAAGTCTATGTAGAACTAGAGATGAGTGGGTATCCTACTGATGATGGTGTAGCAGAAAAACTACAAGAACTATTAGATAGTGATGAGTCTATTATGTATAGGCTTAAGCCACAGTCAGACCTATGACACAGTACGATGTGTTCCCTGCCTATCAAAAGATGATAGACAAAAATACAGTTACATCTTTGTATGCAGACAATGGTGTGTTACAAGTAAGATATGCTGATGGAACTATGGAAGTTTGGAAGGGTAAAAAATTAATACAAAAAAGAAGTTGACACGAGCCATCGTCTTGTGTTATAATAGAGGTATACATGGTAGTTTTAAGTGACAGTGAAATAATATTAACAAGAGAACAATACATGAAAGTAGGTTCTGATTCTAATATTATGAATGATTTATACGAGATGAAACTTGGGCATAGCTTACGAGTAATAGGTAATGATTATGTTTTATCTTTTGTGGACAGACAGAACTATGAATTATTTATGGGATATATTTATGAACCATATTTGAGAGAAGCTACAGCATGACAGCCCCGAATCATACTGCTAACAATGTAGCCCTCACTATACACCAATAGTTAGTATGTATCCTGTCCAAGACAGGGTTAGTTTGAGGTCTAGCGATTCAATAAAACCTCACATAATTTATTAATAATAAAATAGGAGAAAAACAAATGGCAATACTTGAAGGAATGTGTGAGTGGGCGGCAGTTAAAGTGCCTAACACAACATTTACACCTGAATATCAGATCACTTTAGTGCTTGATGATAAGACTGCGGACGACTTTATTAGTCGTGGCTTTAGAGTCAAAGATGTAGAGGGTGTTAAAAAGATTATGTTCAAAAGAAAAGTTGAGCGTAAGGACGGTACACTAAATGCAGTACCAAAGTTATTGAACGCTAGCAAAGAACCCCTAGACATATCTGTCGGGAATGGATCCAAAGTTAGAGTACAATACAGAGAGTGGGAAACTACCAATCAGTATGGAGATTTCAAAGGACTTGATCTTCAGGCTGTACAGGTACTTGACCTTATTGAGTACACAGGTTCTGATGGTAGCGAATTAGAATCTATTGATGATGATGATCTGGAGTTTTAATTATGACTAATGAAACAAACAACGAAGAGACAAAACCTTTTGTAACTATTGATGATGTGCAGATAAACGTAGAGGACTTGCCCGAAGAAGGACAAGGAGTTTTCGGTAGACTGCAACGATTGAATCAAAAGAAAGTAAACCTAACCTTGGACTTGGAAGAGTTACAAGCAGGTATTAATTTCTTTTCTGATCGCATCGTTGCTATTGTAAATGGGGCAGAGCCACAAGCATCCGAAGATGATGTTGAAGTTGTGGACGAAGAACTATCGGAGTCTAACGACTCAGACTAGTGTGCCTAACAAGTTGCTAGACCTTGTAAAAACTAGCACAGTTTTAATAACGTGAGGAAATGATATGGCTTTTGCAGAATATAAATTACCATGCCCAGAGTGTGGTGGTAGTGACCCAGTAGCAAAGAACACCGATGGTTCTGCCAAATGTTTTAGTTGTGATACATACTTCTTAAACTATGAGGGAGCAACGAAAGGTAAGACAATGACAGAGAAGAAAGACACACCTAAACCTATAGAGAATCCGCATGGTGCAGACTACTCAGCTTTAACAGACAGAAGAATATCCGAAGCAACGGCTAAAAAGTATGGTGTGAAGTGTGTCCTCTCTTCTACTGGAGACATAGTACAACACTTATATCCTTACTTTAATAAGCACGAATTATCAGCGACTAAGATTAGATACGTAAGGGATAAAAACTTTTCGGTTCAAGGTAGCTTTAATGGTACTGGTTTATTTGGAGAACAGCTTTTTCAATCGGGTAAAACTATTACTATAACCGAAGGGGAATGCGATGCGATGGCTTGCTACGAATTAATGGGTAGTAAGTGGGCATCTGTTTCTATTAAGCGTGGCTCAAGCGGTGCAGTCAAAGATGTTAAAGAAAGTTTAGAGTTTCTTGAAAGTTTTGAGAATGTTGTTATCTGTTTTGATAGCGACAAGCAAGGCAAGGAAGCATCAAAGAAAGTAGCTATGCTTTTCCAACCCAGTAAAGCTAAAATTATGACCTTACCTACAGGTTTTAAAGATGCTAATGATATGCTTCGCCAAAACAAACATAAAGAATTTATTGAAGCGTGGTGGTCTTCTAAAGTTTATACTCCTAGTGGGGTTATTAACGTGTCTGAATCTAGGCAAGACTTCTTTGACAGAGAAAAGAAAGAGAGTGTTCTTTATCCTTGGAAAGGTTTAAACGATAAGCTATATGGTATGAGACAAGGAGAACTCATTACACTTACTGGTGGTACAGGACTTGGTAAATCCTCAGTCACTAGAGAGCTTGAGCATTGGTTAATCAAAAAAACTAAAGATAACGTAGGAGTCATTGCACTTGAAGAAGATTGGAGAAGGACTGTTGATGGGATACTATCCATCGAAGCTAACGCAAGACTGTACATTGACCAAGAGAGAGAGAACTTTTCACCTGAAGAAATAGATAAGTTCTTTGATATACTTTATGATGGAGAGAATAAAAACAGAGTATGGATTCATGCCCACTTCGGTACTAATAGTATAGATGAAATCTTTAATAAGATTCGCTTTATGATTATCGGATGTGGTTGCAAGTGGGTAGTAGTAGATCACTTACACATGTTAGTCTCTGCAATTCACGAAGGAGATGAGCGAAGAGCTATAGATAGTATAATGACCAGACTTAGAAGTATTGTTGAAGAGACAGGAGCAGGTATTATATTGGTGTCTCACTTACGTAGGGTTGATGGTAACAAAGGACACGAGAATGGTATTGAAGTTAGTCTGTCTCACTTGAGAGGCTCGCAAAGTATTGCACAGTTATCTGATTGTGTCATTGCTCTTGAAAGGAATCAACAGTCTGAAGATGAAGAGGAATCCAATACAACAAAGGTAAGAGTATTAAAGTCTAGATACACAGGAGATGTTGGACTAGCATCACACTTGCATTATGACAGAGAAACTGGTAGACTAAAAGAAGTACCTAAAGAACAATTTGAAGAAGATATTCTGGAGTTATAAGAATGGACATAGTATTTGACATAGAGACAGACGATCTTAAAGCTACAAAGATACATTGTATTGTGGCTCAAGATGCTGATTCAGGAGAGACATTTAAATTTCCTCCTGATAAACTACAAGAAGGGTATGAGTTCTTAACAAAAGCCGATAGGCTTATCGGACATAACATTATAGGTTTTGATATACCTATGGTAGAAAAGTTTGGTGGTGTTAAGCTCTCTCATAAACCTGTTGTTGATACTCTTGTTATGTCAAGACTATTCAATCCAGTACGTGAAGGCGGTCACAGTTTAGAGAAGTGGGGGTTTCGTTTAGGCTTTAGGAAGATAGAGTTTGAAGATTACTTAAACTATTCCAAGACAATGTTAGACTATTGTGTGCGTGATGTACATCTTAACACAGTTCTATTCAAACACTTAAGAAAAGAAGGAGCAGGTTTTAATAAGGAATGTGTTGCACTTGAACAGACTGTTGCAGATATAATAAAGAAACAAGAAGACACAGGGTTTCAATTTGATTTAAAGAAAGCTGAATTGCTTCTGGCGGAATTGCGTGAGAAGATGCAACAAGCAGAGGATGAAGTACATAAAGAATTTAAACCTAGGTTGGTTGACATTAGACAAGTAACCCCAAAGCTTAAGAAGGATAGTACATTATCTAAGTCAGGACTAACCCCTGAAGAATACATAGAAAGATTACCTACAAATAATATCAAACCTTTTATGCGTAGGAAACTTCAAGACTTTAATCTTGGTTCAAGAAAACAAGTAGGCGAATACTTAATGGAGTTCGGTTGGAAGCCTAAAAAGTTTACACCAACAGGTCAGCCTATTGTAGATGAGACTACACTAAGTAAGATAGATAAGATACCACAAGCAAAACTTATTGCTAAGTATTTTCTGTATCAGAAACGCATTGCTCAAGTTGATTCTTGGATTAAAGCAATGGACGATGATGGTAGAGTGCATGGGTTTGTTATACCTAATGGCACTATCACAGGTAGGATGGCACATAGGAGTCCTAACATGGCTCAAGTTCCTAACATTCATAGCCCGTATGGTCAAGAGTGTAGGTCTTGTTGGATTGTTAAGGACGGATATAAATTAGTAGGTATAGATGCGAGTGGTTTAGAACTACGAATGCTTGCACACTACATGCAAAACGAGGAGTACATAAATGAAATCATTAATGGAGACATACACACCGCTAATCAAAAAGCTGCAGGACTTGAATCAAGAGATCAGGCGAAGACATTCATATATGCACTCATATACGGAGCAGGAGATGCAAAGCTTGGGAGTGTGGTTGGAGGAAACAGAGAAAGTGGTAAGCGACTTAGAGAACAATTTCTTAATAATAACCCATCATTTAAATCTCTTAGAGATAAAGTACAAAGAGCGTCAGGCAAGCATTGGCTCAAAGGAATAGACGGACGCAGGCTTTTAATTCGCACACAGCACGCTGCTCTCAACACATTATTACAAGGTGGAGGTGCTATCGTTATGAAACGTGGACTTGCTATGTTAGATTCTTTGATACGTTTAAACACCTTCGATGCTAAGTTTGTAGCTAACATCCATGACGAATGGCAGATGGAAGTACGAGAAGATATAGCAGAGAACGTAGGTGCGTTAGCTGTTGAATGTATTATCAAAGCAGGGGAACATTATAACCTTCGCTGTCCTATGGATGGTGAATACAAAGTAGGAGATAATTGGAGTGAAACACATTAATAAAAATTGTAATCATTGTGATGTTAAATTAGTATTAGGAATTAATTATAGTGATTATAGATATGACCAAAGAGATTATAGTTGTAAAGCGTGTTATTCTAAAATCGTAAAAACATCTAACAAAGAATATAATAATTTAAAAATGTATGTGAATGGTAAATATGTATCAAGAAAACATCCTTTATATAAAGCAGGAAACTTTAAAACTTTTGAAGGTGCAGCCTTTTCTTCTTTAAAAGGTTACGCTAAAACAACAGAAGGATATGTTTATATTATTAATAATCCCTGTTGGAATGGTTGGATTAAAGTTGGTATGGCTATTGATGCTGAGGATAGGTGTAAAAGCTATCAGACTTCTAGCCCTTTAAGAGATTATAAATTATGCTATAGTAAATTCTTTGATGATAGAAAAAAAGCAGAGCAGTCTGCTCATTCTTTATTAAAAAAAGAAGCAGAAGATAACAAAGGTGAGTGGTTTAAAATTAAACAAGATAAAGCAATAGAAATAATAAGTACATTATGAAAAAATTAAACACACTAGTAGAAGACATCTACTCTAAACTATCCGTACTTGGCAAGGGCGAATCACTTAACCTATCTGATGAAGTCATAGATAAGTTTGG